TCTTGCACCGCGCACATTTTGCAGGTTGCGCAGGTCACGTCATCGCGTTGCGTCGCTGGGCAAACCACCACGCGTCGGCCCGCAGGCGTCACCGTGTTTTCGGTTTGATCAGCTGGCAACACCGTGACCACCGGGCCGATCTCAAGGTCCGCGTAGGCGTCAGCTTCCGCGAGCGTGTTAGCGCTGAGATTGATAGTGAACCCGGCGACGTTGGCATCCTTAATGTGTCGCGCGTTGTCGCCTACGCTTGGCCGCTTATGCGTGTATGTGAATCCGCGCTTGCCCGCGTTGGCTGCAGTGATCGCGCGTAACTCGCGACCGTTGATCCGCTCACCTACTCCGGGCAAGTCACCGGTCACGTCGTGTCGCCACAACTCACCCGGATCCAGCGCGCGGATGTTAGCGGTCAGGTATGCGAGGTCGCCGCCACGCGCGTGCTCGTTTACCTTGCGCCAGTGCATTGCCTGAGGTCCGCCCTTGCCGTAGCACTCCGTGAAGAGCGGGCACGATGGCGGACACGTGCGCTCTTCAGTAGTGGTCGTGGCAATCGGCCCCGTTTTCGCGTTCTGCGATTTGCGCGTGAAGTGAAACCAAGTATTCATTACGCTGCCCTCTTTTTGTCAGTCTCTTCAGTATCGTAAACGGGCATCTCTTTGATGCCGGTTTTGTCGAGGATGTAGTCACAAGCTTTCTGCGCCTTGCTCGCTGCAGTGAAGATGGCTTTCTCGTCATCCTTTAAAACCTTGAGCCAGTTCGCCAAGTAGCTGGCGTGGTTCTCGGTATGCATCTCAATGCCCAGCGTACCCTGTAAGAAACAAGATCCCAATTCGGCGACCAGCTCCTCGAACGCGTACGCCTCAGTGCCGAAGCGCCCTTGCATTGCCTTGACTCCGCGATCACACCGTGACTTGTGCCCGGTCGCGTGCGTGCTCTCGTGCATGAACGTGCCGAGGTATCCGGCTTCTGATTTGAATGCATCCTTAGGCGGCATCTGTATGAAGTCGCTGCCCGGATTATAGAACGCGCGGTCACCACCGTGATTGACCTTGATGTCCAGACCCTTGCTGACTGCAGCGACCAGCGCATGCGTGTCCGCGATCTCTTCAGGGATCTCAAGCGCCTTGTATCCTTTCAGCTTGTCGGCGCAATCTTCAATGCCGTCAATCTGATCGAGGTTCCAGACCCAGAAGGTTTTTGCCCACATGTATGATGAGCGCTCGCCTGTGGCCGAGTCTTTTTTCTCACTGCGTTTCCAGAGTACGACCTCAGTCGGCGACTGGCCTTTCCAGTTGAGCGTTACACCGTCGGCCTTGGCAAGCTCGTACAATTTGCCTTTGGTGATCCAGCCGGTTGACTGGTAGCCGTTGACGATTTGCTCAGCCGTGAGCAGCATGAGATTGATCCCGCGATACGCGCGACCGCTGATGGCATTGTGAGGCATACCGTATCCGCCCCCGTTGCCGAGTGTCCAGTCACGCTGCCAAGGGTTAGCTCCGGATTCAAGAATCGCGATGAGCTTGTTTGTGATGCGTTGATATATTGAAGCTTTCATTTTTTTCTCCAGTTGGTTTTTTGACGTTACAGGATCAGTATACCACATGTGCGCTGCCGTGTCAAATCGGCATACCTACGGTTGCATTATGTTAAGTCGGTATTATGTTAAATGGGGATTTGGGGGGTAGCGCTCATGTGTACGCGCGCCTGACAATAAAAAGGAACGCGCCCTCGCGAGCGCGTCCCGTGTGTGTTGCACGTGCGTGAGGCTAGATGCAGGTGGGCAGCTCCTCCTTGTCTGCCACTGCGCGACAACGCTTGCACTCAGGTGCGTGACCGTACATCGTGTTGCAGTTCCACCGGGGCTCGTACCCGCACAGTGCCCGCTCGCCAGTGCCGCACACTCCGCGCACGTAGGCGTGACTCTTGCCGGGTTTCACCCACGCGTCATCGAGCCAGTACGCTTGCCAACTGATTGCTTGAAGTCCCATCTCAGTATCCCTCCTCAAGTGCCCACTCGTGAACCTCATCGAAGAGCGCGGTCGGTACCTTGATGACGTCACCGTCATCGTCACCCTCGACGTAACCGAATGCCTCGACCAGTGTGAGGCTGCTGCAGTAGACCTTGTGTCCGACCGTCGTGCTCAGGTGACAGTAGCTGGTGCACTCGTCGCCGCTTTCCCACTCGACGTTAAGTTCTGCATCCCACTCCCTGCCGTTCGCATCGCAGAAGTCTTGCGTGATGTTCTTCTCCTGAGATTGCAGGTGCTTGCGTTTCTTAATTTGCTTCGCAGTCTGTTCGATTAAGTTCATGACTGTTGCTCCCGTTCGGCGACCAGCTGGTCAAGTAGCTTGCCCATCTCAAGGATGCCATCGCGCGCATCCTGCTTACCTTCATCGGTGCCGTGGTCGATGAGCATGATGTGCATGCGCGCGACCCCGGTCCAACTCGGTGCGAGGTTGATTGTCTTAGGTACATTACTCATTGCGTTTGCTCCGTTGCTTTCGCATTGATGCCTACACTCCCACTATTTCTAGCGGGAGGTAGACGAGGGTTTCAAGTGCGCGGGTGACTGCGACGTACTGCAGGTTGCGCTCTTGTTCTTGCTGCCATTCCTGTGTTGCCCATCGTGATGGCATCAGGTCCGGGTTCAAAATAAATACTCGCGGTGCCTCAAGGCCTTTCGCTTTGTGCACCGTTGCAAGCGTGGTGCCTTGCGCGCTGTCGCTGAAGATGTCTTCGATTGCCTTGACCAGTTCAGCGATGGTGTCGAGGCCTGCTGCCAGTACATTGATGCAGTCCACCTTGTCCTGTATCGCAGCGATCTTCGCTTCGTTTTTCTCGGCCTTCTTGACCATGCGCTGCTGCCATGTATCCAGCTTGGGTCGCAGCTCTTCGATTGTCTTCGCCCGTTTGCCAGCCGCCTTCTTGATGACGTTGACCAGACCCTTGCCGATCTCGCGACCCATCACGTGCACCTTGTGACCTTCGCTGATGCACTTGTATGCAAGCTCGATCAGGGGTGCAGTGTTGCGGCAGACCACGAGGTCCGTATCACTGAATGACTCGACGTCCCAGCTGGTAGGCTTGAGCACCTCGCCATCTTCAGCGCTGTCGCTTGCCTCGATGTGCGGCACGAATCCCTGCGCTATCTCGACGACCTTGCGTGGGCACCGGTAGCTGATCGAGAGCGGTAGCGTCTCGGCCTTGAACACTCGACCGATGTTCTTGAGCGAGTCCGAGTCCGCGCCTCTGAATCCGTAGATCGCTTGGTGACTGTCGCCGACTGCGATCAGCCGTCCGTTACGTTTGAGGAATTTGCGCAGCAGCGTGCGTTGCACGTGCGACACATCCTGCGCCTCATCAATGATGACCCAGTCGTATCCCCATGCTGGCAAGTCAAGTGCGACCGGCATGTACAGCTGGTCATCGAAGTCGAAAACGTTTTGCTCTTCGAGCCCAGCCTTGAGCAGGATGTTAGCCCAGTTGATGAACGTCGCGGATCCGCAGCCGTTGGGGTCCACGTCGTACTTATCCATCAGCGTATCCCAGCGCTCGTCAGTTGCCTCGTACGTGCCGCTCGGTATGCGCATGCCCTTGGGCACCAGTCCGTGCGCCTTCGCCTTGCCGATGATGTTGAGCAGCTCGCTGCGTACCTCGCGCGACTCCTCTGGCAGTAGCTTGTCGATCAGGTCGAATGTCTTGTTGCGATCAACGGTGATGGTCTTGCCGAGACGGTAGCGGCAGACTGCCCAGCCCAGTGCGTTGAGTGTCTTGCTCTCGACGTGACCCGGAAGCTTGGTGCCCAGCTCGACTGCGATGGATTTGTTGAAGGCAAGGAAGACTGCCTTGTGCGCCTTCGGGATCAGCTGCGCAGCCTTCACGATGGTGAAGGTCTTGCCGCTGCCTGCGACCGCTTCAACGATCAGCGCGCCTGCGGTCTCAATGTGTGCGGTCACCCAGTCGATGACCGCTTGCTGATATTTGGAAAGTGTAATCATGTTGTGCTCCGTGTAGATTTTTTGACGTTGAGGGATCAGTATACCACAGGAGCGCTCCCATTGCAAATCAGGGGATTATGTTAAATAGACCCTCAGCCACAAAAAAACCCCGGTCGCCATTACGCGTTACCGGGGCCGGAGCTTTCTGTTAGCTACAGTGGCGTGTCGGTGCTACGCAGACCGCAGTAACCTTCTCAGGTTTCGTAGGCTCTTTCTTTTCACAGAAGAAACCATCGAGCGTGCCTTCGATTTCCCAATAGTGCGTAGCTGGATTAAGGGTGTCTTTAACCATGTGGTTACCGACCGACAGGCATGCCATGCGTGAATCATACTCCTCGCGCTCAACCATCTCACCGTTGATCACCAGTACCAGAAGCCACGATGTAAACCACCCAACAAATGGATCCATGGGTCACCTCTTCTTCCTCTTCGGGACGTGCAGCTTCAGGTTGTCTGCGACGCAGCGTCGTAGCCTGCGCGAAGAGACGGTCATGTCTCTTCCAACCTCGGCCCAGCTGTCACCGCTAAGTACGCGAGTGACGACCAGAGCCACTTCAATATCAGTCAAGTACATTACTTCACCTCCAGTGCGGCACTCAGTAGAGTGCTCGCGATTAGGGCAAGATCGTTCGGTGCCTGCCTGTCCTGACAATCGCCGATCACTTCGCCGATTGCCTTGACGTCGTCGCCCTTGGACAGGTCGTACTCTCTGCCGAGTATCCACATCTTTCGTGGTTGCTTGTCCGCTTCGCGTGCCAGCTCCATGCCATCACGGCATCCGAGGTAGTACGCTTTGCGTGCAGTGTCTTTGACGGCGTTAGCGACATTGGTCGAGCAAGGTGATCCTCTGCCATCAGTCATGCGCTGGATGGTATCGTCCACCATCTTGCGCAGGTCATCATGCTTGCGCCTGTTGTCGTCCATGATGCTCACCTCGGATACGTGTTGCGGATGCAGTTGAATCCAAAGTCCAGCTCACCTTCCTCTTCGGCTTCTTCAAGCACCTTGAGGATGCGGTCAGTCTGGTCTTCGGTCTCGGTACGAATTGTCAGTTCGTTGTTGTACTCTTTCTCTTTGGTACCCATTACTTTTGCTCCTTCAACTCGGGAACTTCGTCCCGGACTTTTGCCGTGTCGCGCATCGATGATTTGATCCACTCACGACCGTACTGGTGATGGAACTCCCGTCGGAATTTATCGACAGGTTCTCCGTATGCACCGAAGACGACTATCTCGCCGACGTTCTCGGTCTCGCCATAGGTGATGACGATTCGCATCTGGTATTGGTAGCCAACGACGCGACCGTTCAGAAACATCTCAGTGTCGTGTTTAGAAAGTTTCATTAGTAGATCACCGTGCCCAAGCCCATGGCATCCCATGTGAACTTGAGATCGTCAGGTTGGTACTCGTCATCACCGACACAGACCTGTGCCCATGCAACTGCGACAACGCACCAGCTGAAGTCGCCACTGATAGCCCACGTGTCTTTGCCGTACATGCCGCGACCAGAATAATTTTCGCGGAGGTTCAGGTCTTCGCAGCCTTCATCTTCCATCGCTGCGTGCAGTGCTTCTGCTTCTTTCCTATTCATGTCATTTGCTCCTTTGCGTTTTAACATGCACCGCAATTAACGCATCGCGGCCAATCGTCGAAGCCGAGTTGAGGATCAACTGCAGTCCTGTACTCCACTTCGCAAAATATGCAGATCGATTCGATCTTAGGTTCGCGGCTCGCGGCAACACCCTTGATGTAGTGTTCCGCCTCTTCGCGGGTGAAGGTCTTGCGCGTGACTCTCACGCGTTCCTGATCGGGACCTTCATCTGTCAAACAAGTTACTGCGTAATTCATTGTTCAGCTCCAGTAAAAAAGAGGGGTGGGATCAACGCTACCCAGATTCCTACCCCGGTCATCGATCAGCGGTGCCTCGCCTGTAAGGGTCATCAGCTCCGCGTCTCTCGCGGGATCAACGGTGGGGCTTTCTGTAATCGTCAAAAAACCAAAAGCGAAAGCTACTCCACCCCTCAGGTCTGCATGGTTACACATCAGCGTACCCGTGTCAACCGCTTGCAACTGTGCCAGTCTTCGACGAATACCCTGTCATCGATCTGGATGTGCACGCGCGCCAGTATCGTCTTGACCACTGTCCCGGTGAGCCAGCCCGCACCACGTTGGATGCGGACTGCGTCACCTCTCTTATACGGGTTGTCGCTAGTACCCATTACGCTAGCTCCTCCCCATCGACCGACGTCACGTTGTAGACGTTGTGCATCTGGTACTCGACCCGGTCACCGTGCGACATGCCTTCGAGGCCGAACGGATCATTGGCGAGTGATGCTCTGACCTTGTCACCGTCAACCTTGATGACCTTGGTCCAGATGCGTTCGCCTCCACCGTCGAGTATGCAGATCTTCGCGTACACTCCGGGCTTGACGACTTCGCGTAGGAGGTCGATGTCAGCGACCTCGAATGTATCCGGATGCTGTACTGCCATCCCTTGTGCGCTTTCTATTCTCATGCTCCTAGCTCCTCTTTTGCTCTTTGAATGTAGGTGTAGTGATCGCTGCTACCGAAGCCCTCATCCTTAGGGAAGTCTTCGAGGTCGCAGCAGATCCAGTACAGGGTGTCGGCTATGTCGTTGCGATGGATGTCGAGTTCGAGCTTGCGCGCGACGTTCTCCATTACGTTGCGCACGAGCAGTGTGGTGTTCCACTTGTTGACGGTGAAGTGACTCAGGTCCGCGTGGAAATCTGCAAGCGTGTTCGCTGCGGTCATGATGCTCATGAGAGTTGCTCCTCGTAACGTTTGAGATTCAGCTCCAGCTGCTTGATGTTGAGACCGTTAATCTCGAACACCTCTTCGCAGTGAATCATGGCGGAGCCAAGTCGGGGAATCACGTACTGGTCGAGTGACCAGCCGTGGTCATCAACACCGACGATGATCGTGCCGGTGTTGTCAAGCGTGCGACCCAGTACCTTAAAGTTGTTCGGCAGGTACTGGGCAACACTCTTGGATTTGCCCGTGGCAGCGATTGCGATTCTCACGCTGCTACTCCTCGGCGGGCGTTAACACGGATAGCGATGACTTCCTTCTCCGTGGTGTGCGACGTGACCAGCTGACGGCTGGGCTTCAGCTTCGCAGCTACTGCCTTCCAGTTGATGGTCGTGCGCAGGGACTCTACAACTACTGCGCGAAAGGTCTCACCTTCCATCGCAGTAATGCCAGCTTCGATGAAGGTCTCGCGAATATCTGTCTCGCGATCTTTCAGGTCCGCTATCTGTGCGCGGAGGAAGCCAAGCTCATCGGCTAGTCCGGGCAGGTCTCTCTTTGCTACTTTACTCATGGTCGTGCTCCTGTGGTATTTGTGAAACAGTACGAGACGTACTATATCACAGGAGGGCTCCCGTGTAAAGTCCTTGAATTATGTTAAATAACAGATACTTGGCTAGTCGAATGATTTTCTGAAGTAGCAGACGTTTCCGTGAGCTTCGGTGGTGCCGATGACTTCGGCTTCGAGAAGATCGTTGATGATGTGTTCGCGATTGTTACGTTGAATGTCAGTTGTATTACGCGTGAGAGCTGCGGCGGGCATCATGCCATTCTTCATGCACAGCTTCTGCGCTGATGTATTTGGTTTTTGTTCCATATATTTTTGCGGCTGACTGATGACGGCTTCAACTCGCCTTGCATTCTTCTCGACGTAACTGGTGCCGCTCGAAATGAATTGCATTTTACTTGCCCAGCACTCGTTGCTCCACGATACTAATTTGATTGCCCACCGCGCGATGTCAGGTGTGATGACAGGACGATGTGCATCGACACCGACAGCTGCGACGCCTGCCATGATGAGTGCGTTTTGATTTGCTCTCGCCCACGTTTCATCTTTACGAGATCGACGCCGCGATGATTCTTCGTACTCATCGAAACGTGAAAACGTATCGGTGTCTTCGAACGCGATCTCAGTGTGGTCATCGTGCGGCTCGTGCGCAATAAGTTCGCGCGCATGTTTCTTGAGAGCTGACGGGAACACTTTTGTGCGACGTGTGTTGCGCGGAGGGAAGTAGTCGCCAGTGTCCATTAAAACAAATCGATTGACGAAGCCAGTCTCGCGCGCAGTACCCGTGATGGCTTCCATGAGTGCTTCGGGTTGTGCGGTAGCGAGAAGAGTAAGGAACGGATGATCGAGAGCGGGGATTGATTGTCTGCGACCGGGAACGCCGGGAACAAATTGGTTCGCTGCACCATATAAAGAGATGACGTGCGTGAGGATTGCAAAGTCCTGTCCGCTGCTATTTTTTACGTTTGCCATGTAGCGCGCAGCTTCGTCCCATAGCCAACATGCCATTCCTTCCTCACCTAAAATATCGAGCATCGCATAATAAGATTGGAAGCCTCGAAAGGCGACATCATCGAGCCCCACCCTATGCGTGAATTCTGTAACTGCAGAGAGTGCAGAATTCTTCCCGCCCCCTGTTCCTGCTGTCACCAAGAGGTAAGGCTGCAGTGGCGTGTCCCAGTGTTGCACGACGTAGTGATTGCAGCTCGCCAACGCGGTGCACATGATGCCAGAAGCGAGAGCGAAAATCGGCTGATCAAGATACTGTGCACTGCGTGCCCATTTTGCGCACTCACCGACCAGTCCGGGCACTTCAAGCAACTGATCATCGAACGTGATCTTCTTGGGCGCACCTTTCGGTGCATCTATGACAGGACGCGTGACGATCTGTCCCTCGTGCATTCCGCTCTGCGTCCACCTGCGCAGTGCAGAGATGACTGGCATCGTCATCCAGTCTGTCAGTGTGGTGAATCCTTTTGTGCGATCACCAGCCTCGTGTTTTTCGATGGTGTTGACTACCGCATTCATGCGGTCATCGATCTCGTCTTCTTCGTCTTGGATGATGGTGAGTATCGCACCCATCACGCGCTTCACTTTTTTAGCAGGCCACCGCTGGTGACACAGTGCACCTGTGCAGGCATGGACAAAGTCGTGTCGAGATCCAGCCTCAGGGTAGTAATGAAGGAAGACGGCAGCGACGGCAATTTCATCGCAGAGTCGTTCGAGGTCAAGCTTGGTCAGGGAGACAAACTCGGCATCTCCGTCACTGTTGGTGAAATACTTGCCACCTTCAGGATGACGCGACGGTGGGATGACTGATTGGGATCCTGTAGAACGAATTTCGACGATGGTGCCCAGTTCGGCCACCTGCCATTTTTTAGTCTTCGCACCCGCGACGCGATAAATATAGTGTGAATATTCTTTGTCGGTGCGACCGTAAATGTACGTCGCGGGAAGCAGTTGTTCAGCTACCCAAACAGCCTCGTCCATGTCCAGATCGACGTCGGTAACGTGCGCAGATGGCTCGCCCCAGAGTGCTCCGATGTTGTCACCGGGCTTAAATGCGCCGTTTTTTAAATCTTCTTCAACTAGCCTGAGATGCGGCCAGTTCTTGGCTTTAGGCCTTTTTGACCTCCTCTGCAGCGGAACTGTGTAGACATCCATAGCTAACCAGTACAACGCAGTTTGCGTCGCGTTCCATCCTGCTTTATCCTGTGCCATCTCGCCTCTTCTTGTTGTAGGTGTGAGAACCGGAGGGGGGATCGTCTCTGTTGGGAAGACCCCCCCTCCAAATTCAAATGAGTGTTTAAATTTTGTTAGGCCGACCAATCTAACAGAGATTACGGAGCACTGGAAATGGTCTTGAGCGCGCGGGCTCCATGTCGAGCCTGAACCCGAATTGTACCGACTGCAGCCTCCACGCCACCGCTGCGACCGTTTGTATGAGAGGCTCTGGCCCGCAACACTCTGACGACATTAAGGTTATGGTAGTCGGGGAATCACCCAACGCAATCGAAGACAAGCGAGGCGTGCCGTTCCTCGGAGACGGTGGCAAGATTCTGCGCAACGAGCTGCACAAAAATAATCTGCTCGACAAAACTTACATCACCCAGCTCGTCAAATGCCGTCCGCCGAAAGATCGAAAACCGACCGCAGCTGAAGTCAAAGCATGCCGTCCCTACCTCGAACAAGAAATCGCAGAATTAAAGCCGGGGTACGTCGTCACAACCGGAGTCCTCGCGACGAAGACGCTCTTCCGGGGAAAGGCGAAGATCACTCAGTATCATGGAGAGATCATAGAGAATCCCAAAGTCGAGTTCATCGGGATGCCCCTCTTTGATCCGACGTACACACTTCGCGATCCGTCGAAGCTCCCTGCTTTTCAAGATGACATCGCTCGGCTCGCTCGACTCATGAAGGGCGGCTTGCGCGATGATACAGTCAACTGGACGGTTGTCAGAAAAGGCAACTTGAGTACCTTTATACGAGAATTTGAGGAGGCATCCGAATTCGCATACGACTGCGAGACATCTGGCCTTTTCCCCTTCGATGAACCCCCATTCAATAAAGAGCGGCGCATCACGGCAATTGCAATAGCCCTCGAACACAGGACTTGGGTCATCCCCGGATTTATGCATCCTGATTACCAGCGATTTTCGCACTCCCCGTTTGCACACGGTGATGCTCTTGGGAAACTGATGCGGCTTTTGTTTTTTCTTGCTCATCGTGACAACAAAAAAGCTTACGCCCAGAATGGGAAGTTCGACAACAAGTGGATGCGTTGTATGTTCGGTGGTTCATTCCGCTTGACCTTCGACGTCATGCTCGCGCACCACGTACTGGATGAAAATCTCGCGCACGATCTGACCAGCCTGTGCCGCACTTATCTCGATGAGCCTGAGTATGACATCCCGCTCGCCGAGAAGCAGGGCAAGTCCGAGAAGCCCATGCGCAACTACAAATATTGTGGTCAGGATGCCCAGTACACCTTCCGCCTTGCGCACCTATTCATGAAAATGCTGCGTGCTGAGCCGGAGCTGCATCGCGTATTCTGGAAGATCACCATGCCCGGTGCACGCGCAATGGAAGACGCCGAAATGGAAGGCCTCGTGATCAATGCGGAAGGCCGCAAAGAAGTCGGGCTCGACCTACTGTCCAAAATGATCACGTCGCGCGAAGAGCTGAACGACATGGCAGGGCACGAAGTGAATTGGAACAGTCCAGCGCAGATCGGAAAACTCCTATACGAGGATCTGGGATATCAGTGCAAAATTTTTACGAAGAAAGGGGCAAACTCCACATCTGAAGAAGCGCTGCTCAGCATCGCAACAAAACCCGTCGTTAAGAAGTTGCTCGCCTATCGTGGCGCAGCGAAAATGTTCAACACCTATATTAAAGGGTGGCAGAAATATCGTGTCGGTGACAAATATTATTTCGACTACAAATTGCACGGCACTGTCACCGGACGTTACAGCTCACCGCTGCACCCGATCCCGCGTGACGGGCAAATTCGCAACCTCATTACCGCTCCCAAGGGCTGGACATTCTGTGCATTGGATCTTGCAACGGCAGAGATGCGCATCGCAGCGCACCTGTCTAAAGACCCAGAGATGCGTCGGTGCTTCGTTGACGGCATAGACGTTCACTGGCGCACGATGATTGAAAACTTGGGCATCACCAGCGAAAGCGAATGGAGTGAGCGCGTGTTTGCGACTGCAGAGAAGCTGACCCACAGAGCGCACTCGTACAGTCGGTCCCTTGAGATCATGATGGAGGCAGGACCCAAGAAGTGCATCGCAATCGATCCAAAATGGTACGAAGGTCGAACGCGTGCTAAGGCAATTAATTTCGGTTACATCTTTGGCATGTATGAGAAGAAGTTCATCCAACAGGCAACGCTCGACTACGGTTGGACACCAACCATGACTGAAGCGAAAAACTCGCGCAGGGCATATTTCCGTCTCTACTCTCGACTGGCAGGATGGCACACACGCACAAAACGATTGGCAAAGACCGACGGTTTTATTCGCTGCCTGACGGGTCGTATGAGACGACTCCCCGGCATTCAAGCCAGAGACAAATACGTTCGCATGGAGAACGAGCGTCAGGCAGTGAATAGCCCCGTGCAGGGTCTGATCGGAGATTGGAAAGCCATGGTGCTCATCGAAATTCACGAGACGTTCAAGCGCAGTCAGGTGCGTCTGGTCGGTGAGCACCATGACGCTGTGTTAACTATTGTCCGCGACGAATGCATCGATGAATGTGTCCCTCAGATGTTGGAAATCGCTGCTTCACCGAAGCTGCTTGAAACATTCAAAATTAATCTCAGCGTGCCGATGGAGGGCGAAGCTGAGTTAGGACCATGGGGTAAAGGAGAAAAATATGCGGCATGAGAAACAGCTAACCAAAATCAAGCTATTGCAAAACAAAGGTCACTCCGTCGAAGAGATCCAGTGCGCAGCGATAATGCAGCTCGAAGATACGCTGAAAATCTTCACCGACACTATGATGGAAAAAATACGCGAGGATGACAATGGAGCAGATTAGTTTCAGCGAGGTCAACTCCTATCGCCGCTGTCCGAAGGCGTGGAGCTATCGCTATCTCGAACGTCTCAAGCGCAAATTTAAAGGCGTACGTTTACTGCGCGGCGAGATCCTGCACGAGATGCTCAACGCGTACATCAACACCAAGATCCATGGACTGAAATACGAGGGCGAAGATCCGTGGGACGTGCTGGAAGTTTACGCCGACAAGTACGCTGCCTACTTCGAAGAAGAGCGTGATATGCACGGTGACATCATCGGCGACTGCGGCCAGATCTTCGAGGGTTACCTGCGCAAGTACCGTCGCGACCCGCTGAAATACGAACAGACTGAGCTGAAGATCGAAGTGGACCTGAACAAGCTGGGTGGTGACAGTGCGATCAACGTCAAATTCATCGGCTTCATCGACAAGATTGCTGTGGACCCACAGAAGCGTCGGTGGGTGATGGACCACAAATTTGTGAAGGGCATTCCAACGGCTGAGGATCGCTTCAGCGAGCTGCAGCTCCTACTCTACGTCTGGGCCTATGGCATGCAGAACCCGAAGGAGAAGATCGATGGCGTCTGCTGGGACTACGGTAAGGCCAAGGCACCCACCTCGCCCGAAGTGCTCAAGAACGGCTCCCTGAGCAAGCGTAAGAACCTTGACTGCGACCCCTACACCTATCGTCAGGCAATTCGCAAGAATGGGTTGGTTGAACAGGACTATGACGATATGCTGTCGCTCCTCAAAGGCAAGGAGGATTCGTTTTTCGAGCGTGTATTCCTGCCACTACCCAACACCGACATGATCGTCGCGGTGGTCAATGACTTCCTGCAAACGACAGCTGAGATTCAGGCCAAGCGTGATGGCGGACGCTGTACTCGCAACATGTCACCTTTTAACTGCACGACGTGCGAATTCCGCACCCTGTGTGAAGCCGAAATACGCGGTCTCGATGCAGACTTCGTAAGGAAGGCTGACTACGTGGCGCGAGGAGAAAGACATGGCAGCTAGACCCAAGAAGACGAAGCCGAGATTGAAGGTCACAAAGAAGAAAAAAGTTCTGGGACGCAAGGTAATAAAAAAAGCAGCTGCCCCCACGTCCTCGATCCTTGACAAAATCCAGCCAGTCACTGAACTGAAAACGAACACGGTGATGATGGTGTACGGTCGCTCTGGCACCGGCAAGACGCACTTCGGTTCGACGTTCCCCAAGCCAATCCTGTTCATCGATACAAACGAGCGCGGCACCGAGACCATCGCTCTCGAAGAAGACATCGATGTCGTGCGTGTCACTGAGTGGCAGGAGATCGACGAGCTGTACTGGGCGTTGCTCAACCAAGAAACCGACGTCGCGTACAAATCCATCGTCATTGATCAGGTGAGCAACCTGCAAGACATCGGCATGGCTGAGGTGCTACGCAAAGGCCGCAAGGGTCGAGACGAAACATTCACGCAACGCAACTGGGGACAGCTGTCCGGAATGCTGAAGCAATTCATCAGCGACTTCCGTGACCTGTCTGACCATTACAATTTGCTGCTGATTGCGCACGAACGTATCAACGAAGCAGGCGACGATGAAGAAGAGTCCATCGAGCCCAGCATCGGTGCACGCGTGATGCCGTCAGTGAGTTCCTTCCTCGACGGTGCTGTCGATGCCATCGGATCAACGTTCATTAAAGAGCGTTGGGAAACGGAAGATAAAGAAGAAGTCAGGCACGTGGACTACTGTATGCGAATCGGTCCTCATGCGTACTACTCGACAAAGATTCGCAGACCAGTGTCCGCTGGACCGATCCCGGAGCTACTCGTCAACCCGACGTTCCAAAAAGTGAAGGATCTGACCACGGGTAAACAGAAACCAAAACGTAAGAAAATCAGGAGAAGAAACTAATGGCGACACGTAAAAAGCGGCCTGCTAAAAAGGCGAGCAAGAAAAAGACGTCACGCGGGCGTCGGGGCAAGAACGTCGTATCAGTTGATTTTACAGATGTTGAGTCTGGGGGTGGCATGCCCACGCCGGATGGCTACTACGTCGCTGAAGTCACTAAGGCGGAACAGGAGGTCAGTCAGAACGGCAACGACATGATCGTAGTGCGTTGGAAGACCCACACCGGTTCCACCGTGTTCGACAGATTTGTTCTGGTGCCTCAGTCCCTCTGGGTGCTGCGTACGGCACTTGAGTGCATGGGGTATGACATTCCGGATGGTCCTTTCGACTTTGACCCGGATGATCTGGTCGGCTGTGCGTGCGGACTGGAAATTACCAACGAAGAATACGAGGAGAAAGATCAGCCTCGGGTAACGGGTTACATGCCTCCTGAGGTAGCCGAAGCGGAGATTGAAAAAGCCGGTGGCTACGTTGAGCAGGAAGAAGAAGAGGCACCCGAAGAAGAAGAGGAGGAGCCGGAAGAAGAGGAAGAAGAGCCCGAAGAGGAAGAAGAAGAGGCACCTCCCGCTCGCAAGAAAGCGTCGAAGAAAAAGAAGGCTCCCGCTAAAAAGAAGAGGAGAGCCTCAGGTGCGTTACGACCGGGTGCGCGCGTCGTGTTTGAAGATGAAGACGGCGAAGAGTATCAGGGCGTGATCGAGGGCATCGAAGATGACATTGCAATTGTTGTTGACGATGAAGAAGGTGAATGGGAGATTCCGGTCGGTGAGCTGAAGAAGGCGTGATCCGAACTGAACTCCGCACCTATCAGGAAGAGGCTGTCGCTGCGGCACGTCCGCACGACGGCTTCTGCCTGTTTCCAGAGCAACGCACAGGGAAGTGCCTTGTCTCGCTCGCGATTGTTGATGAGCGCAAGCCCGATGTACTGATCATCCTCTGTCCGAAGAAAGCGGTGCTCACGTGGAACACGGAGATAGACAAGCACCTCGATAATGATTGGGATTGCGAGATTTACATCATCACGTATCAGGAGCCGGTTAAAAATCTCGACCTGCGCAAGGATTGGTATAAAGAGACGCTGAAGTGGAAAAAACAAGGCGTCAAGATGATGATCATCGGTGACGAGATCCAATACATCAAAAAGCCGGGGACTGCCCAAGGCAGATTCGCACGCACGTTAGCCAAGCGCTGCGTCTGGAAACTCGCTCTCAGTGGCACACCAATTGACACGGGGTTTGAACAGTACTGGGCAATTTTCGACTTCATCGATCACAGAGAAATATTTGGCACCTACGATAGCTTCAAGGAGGAGTACGTTGTCTACGAAATTAAAGCACGCAAAGACGGACGACAATATCCCGTCCTCATCGGATATCGAAACGAAGAGCAACTGCTCGAAGTCATCCACGAATACAGTTACCGAATTACGTTCAACGAGGCGCGAGTTGCCATGGGAAAGTCCCCCGTGCGCCTCCGCCGGAAGAAAGTGCGTTTCGACCTCAATCGTAAGGCGCGTACGATCTACAACGAATTAGAACAAGACATGGAAACCACCATAGGCGAGTTAACGGTGGGTGCTCCGCTACCGGTCACACTGCCGCAAAAGTTGCAGCAGGTTTGTGGTGGTTTCCTTTTGCATCAGGAGCGTGTTCCGGGGCAGCGAAAACGCATTAGGACGATAATCCCGTGTGGCAGCGAAAAGCTCGAAAAACTCATGGGACTGCTTTCCGGCTTTGGGCAAGAAAAGGCAGTTATCTGTTGTCGCTTCACACACGAAATTGACGCGATTGCGGCCAAATTCGACGAATTCGGTTGGACGTACAAAATCATCGATGGGCGCAATGAGTGGGATGACAAGTTCGACGTCGATTTCGTCATTTTGCAAGTTAGGAGCGGTTTGGGCTTCGATTTGTCAGAAGCGAACGCATACGTGTTTTACAGTTGGGACCATAGTTGGATTACGTTCGATCAGTCCCGTTTTCGCATCATGAACATGGAAACTACCAACTGGGTGTATTACTACTTTATGATGGCGAACGACACGATAGAGGATGAGTTTTATGAAGCGGTTGCGAAGAAGAAAGAATTCTCGACGCTTGTGCTCGACAGGTACCGCAGAGAGAAGGCACAAAAGCGTCGAAGATCAACTTGGCGAGGTGCGCGCAGAATTCGAAAAACCCATCTCCTCGCAGATGCCCCTTATAGGTGAATCGGTGAAAAAGTAGTGCGATATTTTTGCGGAAATACGGTTTTATGAACGAAGCGAGTTTATGGGAGTGGCTGCGAGACGTTTCGCTGCCTCTGGGGCATTACTCCAGAATCGAATCCCCAGAGACTTCGCCGGGATTTCCTGACGTATTCTTTTGCGTGGGCCAAGGTCCACGGAAGACAGCTAAACCACCCGTCCCCGGCAAGGCTGGGTGTGGCACCCTCGAACTCAAAGCAACTGACCGCAGCCTGCGAGTGCCCTTCCCTGATGAGGAGAAAGGACTGCACACATCACAGCTGCGATGGATCCGAGAGAACGTAGCTGCAGGTGGAGTCGTCTGGATCATTGCAGAAACTCCCGGCATCATTTACATTATCCACGGCAAGGATGCCGCGAAGTTCAACGGGGCAACGCACGAGGACTTGCTTGAGATGTCATGGGAGACGATGAGCAGGAAAGATCCTAAACAAGCTGCGTCCTTACTGGATGGAGCACTTAGAGTGTCGGATAATTACCGGCTTCACGCAGAGTACTACTGAGGAGAATAAAAATGTTTGAGAATGAAGGTCAAGCAGTTGAGGCAACAGGTCGTGCACTCATGGACCACCGTCCGCCGACTGTCAGCGAGAAGCTGGAGCAGGAGAAGAAAGAACTGGAGCTGCGTCTCGAAGCAGTCACGTCACTGATCGCATCACTGGACGAGTCTCCGAATGTCAGAGCCATCATCGACAAGCTGTCGCAGCTCGGGCATCGAGTGTACTGATGCGCAGCTGCACCTACCTCAACAAACATCATGTCGAGTGCTGCACTGAGTGCGGCCTCGGCATTGATTTCTGTCAGTGCGTTGAGCCTGATCACATAGCGGATGACCGACTGACGAGTGCCGATGGTCTGATGATCAAGATGATCCGTGACGAGCTGGCTGCAGCACGCGAAGCATTTCCGGGTAAGACACACATGCTCTGCGCACTGGTCGAAGAGGTAGGTGAGCTAGCGCAAGCAATGATGCAACACGACCGTTCCGAGGGGACCAGCGTGCAGGAAGTACTGCGTGAAGCAGTGCAGGTAGCAGCGATGGCAGTACGCGTCGCAGTCGAAGGTGATGACAACTTCTTGTACGAATTCCCTGCGGTCGAAGATGAGTTACCACGCGGACCAGTTGGAGGGCAATACCAATGAGATACGACCGCGAACGTGTCAACACGATCCTCAACAAGATGCTCGATGACGCTCGACGCAAGGGGATCTATCAGATGGATGAATGCACCGACGAGCTGGAGAAACTGGTCGGTGATGTTAGGGCGGAAGCAATCCAGTACACGTGGACCGAGGCCTGTTCACACTATGATCGCGGCATGGATCCACGCAACTACACCATCCCATTGTTGGTGGAGAAAGCAGCTGCAGATCTCAACCCGAAGAGAGAGTGACCTACATGAGCAACGAAGAAGAGAATGGAAAGGACGAGGTCTCAGAGCCTACGGTGATCGGTAAGGACGAGAGTGAGGAAGAAGCTCCAGATCTGGGCATCTCTGTCGGTGTAGAGAACGGCAACGTAATTATTGTGTTCTCTCAACGACTTACGACAATTGGCATGCCTCCTAAAGCTGCTGAAGATATGGCGAATGCCCTGCTTAAACACGCTGCTGAGGCTCGTGCAATGCAGAGTGACTAGTTCCTGTACACGTAAGCGGAAGTGTGTATAATAAGGGTTAAATCTAACTGGAGGTAGTCCGCATGGCAATGCAAGCCCATAGCGACAGCATCGGTGCACAGATGGCAATGATGCGCAAGCGAGGCTGGAAAAAGTGTGCGAACCCGGAATGCAAGAAGCGTTTCGAGGGTCTCACCATCACTACATACTGCTCGGACGAGTGTCGTTTCCGGGCAGCTTATCTGCGACGCAAAGGAAAATAACATGGCGTTCTTAAAACAGCACCGCAAGGCAGAGCTGCAACTCGAAGGGCGAAAGCTCATCGGTAAGTTCAGCGTGAGCCTGACCAATCAGGGTGACCGCGAGGTGATCCTTGAGTTCATCAACGAGATGCGCAAGCAGCTCCGTGAATTTGACCCGAACAAAGGGAAGAAGAAGACGGGTGCAAAGAGGCGCACCAAAAAGAAAGCCAAACGAAAGGTCATCAAGAGACGTAGGTGATCATGGTCGATCTGGAGGGGACGTTAAGCGATCACAGCGCTCGCTTAGCAACCCTTCTGGAGAACGAAGAGAAGTACAGGAAGCGTGACCGCACTGCGTGGAAGACCTACTACGCAGGACTCATTGACGATCCACCGCGCACACACATCATGGAACTGGTGCGCGAGTACATCGAAGAAGACATTCGTCCTCTCATCTACAGCACCCGATTCATTAATAAATACAAGCACGAAGAGGGATGGCTGAAGCTGCACGGGCTGTGGGATCAAGTCGATCTCTTGCAACGTGAGCCTCACATGACCAAGATCAAGGGACCTGATCTCGTTGCGCAATGGGTGCGTGAGTACACCCCGCTGCTCATCGTCGATGATCGAGAAGAAGTACGCGAGTTGGTGCGTGCAATGCAGACAGAATGTGTTGCTTACGCACCCGAAGCGTTCATCAACTTGGAGGGATAATGAAAATTCATTGTGCAGACGGTTGGCTCTTCCACGAATGGAAGAACAACAAGTGCGACCGGTGTGGTGTTACCTACCGGGGAACCCTGACCGACGTGACATGGGGGGACGACCCGTCCCTCTTTGGAGTGCCCGTGCAAGACCACCTTGCTGATCCGACTGACCGACGCGGTTCGGCTGTCCCCCTGCTCCGGCTGGTCCGGGTACACCGCGACGAGGACGATTCATCATCGCACGCGTCTGCATCTGACCTCGTAAGCTAGACGGAATCCGAGGTCCACCTATCGGTCCACCTCCACCACCGGGAGTTACACCGGGTCCACCTCTAGGATCTACGCCCGGAGGTGGTCTCATTGGCGGACGACGCGCTCCGCCTTGTTGCTGCTGCATCCGCTGCATCATTTCACGGATACCACCTCTACCTCCACCGGGTGGCATTGAACGTGGATCTCCACGCTGACCTTGTATCTGATTCATCATCCCACGGATTCCGCCTCCACCACGTCCACCGGGGAACTTACCCGGCGGAGGTGTCATCGGTCCACGACCAGTCATCCACGGAGGCATCGGCTTACCACCACCCGGCATCGCTCTGGCAGGAGGTGCACCTCGCCATGGTGTGCGACCACCACCACCGGGGAAGCCACCTCTAAAGTTTGATGCCGCAGCCAGTCCACCGTGCTGATAGCCATCGACGTAACCACCATATGCTTGTTCCATTTCTTCTAGCTCCCGTTCGGTACGTGATTGACGATCTTCCTCAACACCGAGGCCTAACAACTTGCTGAACCAACCCTCTTCTTCCTCTGGCTCGGGTGGAGGTGGAGGGGGAGGTGGCTCTGCATGATACAGACGCTCCCAGTAATTGTACTGAGCACCATCTTTCGGGTGCGGGTTCGGTCCTCTATCTAAGGTGTCTTCGTGATGTCCAGCACGCACTCCACCACCTTCCGCGTAGCCACCCGGTGGCACCGCTAATGATGCTGCGATACGCAACTTGTGCGCACGTATGGCGTCCGAGTACTCGGTGTCTCTCCCTTCCCTCGGATCAGGTGGCGTGAAATCCACGGGAGGCACGGCTGGCGGAATGATTCTGGGTGGAGTCTGACCTCCACCACCTCCGCCTCCGCCTCCTCCACCACCACCACCGCGACCACCTCCGCCACGTCGGCCACCTCCACCGCGACGTCCACCACCTCGGGGACCTCGGTTAGGACCTGCGCTAAAAGTAGGTTCTGAGTCTTGTGGTTGCAGTATCGTTGGCTGCGGTGGGTACCACTTCTTCTCTTCTTCATTGAAGAACCAGTTGCTGTGTATCAAGGCGTCGTAAGCACCTACGGAAGAGTAGATTCCTCCCTCCGGAAATAATCTCCCAGCCTGCCTCAAAGTAAGAGGTTCGTCACCTGCCCAGCTCATGTCAGGATCAACGGTAGTCCCACCACCATGGGCAAAGTTCAATTGCAAACCCGGCGCATCCATTCGCTGACGCAGGTCATTCATCGGTGCGAGCCCACCTTCGTACATGCCTGCAGCTTGGTCAGCTGCAACGAACTCCTGTGCCACTGCAACGGGAGGAGCCTCCGTACGTGTGGGTTGCCAGCCGTGCGCAACAGCATTCATAAATCTAGCTTGCTTCTGTGACGTGCTCGGCATGGTTACTCCCATCCTTTCACAATTTCGTTGTACTTCTCAATGCTCCAACTTTTGGAGCGACGTTCCATCTGTTCTTCCTGATCTTTGTGCAGGCTTTCAGTGGTAAAAAAACCTTCACGTTTTATCGGTACATCACCTTCTGCTTCTCGTGCGTCCACTTCAGTTTGGAGAAGTGAGTTGCGGTTACTTGCAATCGTTTCTTTAAGGTGTCGCTCGACGTCCGCGTAAGTATTAATCGAGTCGTCGTTCTTCCACCTTCTCTTGTTCAATGCGTACCATCGATTAACTGCAGCTGCCCACTCGAACGGTGTGTCCGACCGGAAGGCATCGTGTATTAATCGACGTCTCTCTCTACCACCACCACCTTGTTGCTGATCAAGCCGGTGACCAAATTCGTGTGCCCAGATCTGCGGGTTAGCATTCGATGCACCAACTGCTGCAACTGTATCCGGACCCGGTGCTTCAATTCCTTTTTCCCTCAGCTTGTCAGCGATGGGTCCGTACCTACCAATCTCCATGATTGATTCAGAATCTGGACCTCGATACATCCCCTGCAAATTATAGTTACCAACAGGTAACAGTCGTGCTCTTTCCGCCTCCACTACTCCTTGAAGTTGCGGGCCACCTTGACTGACCACCTCGCCTTCGAACTCCATGTCCCAGAGCTGCGCTTGTAAAGCATACGCCGCATCCTCTTCCGGAGTAGAGTCAGGCCAAGGTGCTTTCTCTGGCACTAATGATACCTCCTCACTCGACGTGGTTGCGCAGCACGCATGAGACCACCGTGTGCAAAGCCACCCCACGTAGGTACGTTACCTACTCTGAGCGAACCGAGGGCTCCCATCGGTACCTGCTCTGCTATCTCAAGTGGAAATTCTTCGTCCATTGATGCCGCTCCCGCAGCCACTGCTGCCGTAGCTGCTGCACCAGTTCCCGACAAGCCAGCCATGAATGTAGATGATGCTGGTATCGCAGCCGTGAGTCCGCCCACGGTACTTCCTGCAGCGGTACCTGCTCCTGCACCAGCCGCAGCACCTGCACCGGGAGCGAGTGCACCGAGTGCTCCGCCTGCGTAGATCGATGCAACTGTCGCAGCTATCTGATGGTTTCGAGCAGCCTTCTCCGCGATCTTCGGATCACCACCTTGCTCGACGTAGTCCACAAACCTCTGACTGGTTGCGCCACCCAACTGGTTGATGATGGGGTCGTAATCTGTACCGAGAGCTTCGTTCCACAGCTTCGTGCTGAACGGATCGAAGGACCCGTAAAGAATGCGCCCCGGATTACGCATGAGATCGTCCCAGATCTGTTTGAAGTGGAACTTCTCGAAGTCAAGGCCAAGCTCTTCCCCGACTCCCTTCTCCAGCTTCTTTATGTGACCGAAGGGATCTCCCGGATCTTGCTTGATCCCGAGTGCCTTTCGCGTCTTCTTATGGAGGCCGAGAGGATCGGTGAGTGTACTGAAGAGACCCATTACTTTTCGACCTCCCCGGTGCGTCCGTCGATCAGTGCGTTGTCGGACTTCGGTTTAATCAGTGACAGGATGCTGGACATGACTTCCATCCTCGTCTCGTCACGAATACCAATGGGTGCTCCTTCCGTGCCGCTGTGCTCAGTGTGTTTACGATCAGCCCAGTTCTTCCGCTGGCGATTGGTCAGCCACAACTTGATCGCTTGCACGTCAGGTTTGTAATGCTTGATGGTGTCGGCACGGATGACCTCACCGTCCCACATCATTATCTTTTCTTCGTCGTGCGTGTAGCCGGTCGCTGTCTGGAACAGTGCGTTCAGCACTGCAGCATCCGCATCGGTGTAACCATCTTCGACAGCTCTTTTGAACGTAGGGTACTGTGCCTTCCAGATGCCCAGCTGCCTGCGACTGATGTCAAACACCTCAGAGATGTCGTCTTCGTCGAAGCCGTTCATCATGATCGCGCGGATCTGATCTGGGTAGTCAGGCAGGAATACACGGGAGCCAGCGGACAGTATCTGACCGTGTCGGTTCCTCGCCTTGCGATTGATACGTTTCGCTGGCACTACTGGTCCTCACCTGATAAGAAGTCCAGTACGTTCTTAGGGAGCTGCCCAATCTCACCAAAGGCTGCTTGAGTTTGCTCGACCGCGTAGTCAACGACGTCTTTACCTGCCTCCTTGAGAGAGTCACGTGAGATGTTCACCTCTGGGAAGTGGTAGTTGTTTCCCTTCCACTGTTTCTCGGCAGCAAGCATGTACGGGCGTAACGAATCCATGAGGAAAGCAGTTAATTTCTCATCACCTCTCGTGTGCGCCAATTGCAGCAAACGATTACGAACGAAGTTGCTCTGGTAAGCGTGACCTGCGCCAGCTGTAAAAGCACCCACTCCAACGAACGCTTCCAACATGCCAGCTATCCATGCACCACCACCACCGACAGCAGCAACCATACCTGCACCTGCTGCAGTCTTCTCCGCAGATGCAGACAGACGTAAGTACTCACGCATGCCCGTGAGCATCTGCTGCTCTTCAGGACTAAACCATGCTGCGATGACCTTCCTGTTTGTAGGTGCGTTAAGCCACGTCATGAACTTCTGCGCATTTGCATTGCCCGGTGCATCCGCGTGCCACGTCGCGTCCTCCAAACCATTCATAAGCCAGCGGTTCTTAAGAGCTGTTTTACCTTCAGGTGTCAGTCGTTCAAACAAATCAGTCATTATCGCTGACTTATTAGATGTCATCACTCCATCGATAACAGCATCATCGATGTTGTTATTCAAGATTGCTTTCCTCAGGACACCCTCCGTGACTTCCTCCGCCTCTTTCGCCCACGCACGTTCTATCATCTCTTGCGCACGTCTTGGACCAGTCTGCGAGCCTTTGCCATAGTACGGAACGTTCTCTAGCATCTCCTGTTGCTTACCCCAGAAGCGTTGGTTCGTCATGCGTTCAACAAACGACTCCATTACACGGGTGCCATAGTTCGACTCAACATCGATGCCATATTTTTTAGCCAGCTCTGTCAATGAGTCGATGCGTTCCTGCACCATGCGTTTACGCGCACGACCAGTACCGACGATAGGAATACGTTCAACAATTTTGGCGAAGATAGCCATCGGTGGCGTGATGCGTTCCTGCAATACATCTTGCGTCATCAGTCTGCGACCAGTCGTATCCGCGAACTCCATGGCAGCAGTTTTACCCGCGAGTTCTGCTACATCACCCTCGGGGATGGCACCTCTCAGATAGCTGGGAATTTTTGTTGCCACCCTGATAAGAGGATCGAAGACGTAGTCAGGCACCACACCTAGTAAAGTTGACAGAGCGACCTCAGCTTTGTTGAACTCGCCTCCGACCTGCGCATGTCCAGCTTGTATAGCTGTCTCAGTAAGCGCAGAGCCAGCCATCATAGCTTTAGCGCTTGCTGCACGAGCCTGACGTACTGCCAATCGACGTGCCGTCTCACTCGCAGCTTTTACAGCTGCTTGACGCGCACCCGCTGACGCAACAGTAGCCCAACGACCGGTAGGCGTGTACATGCTACCAATGCCGATGATCTGCAGTGCATCCATCATGCTGAAGCCCGGACGATTGACCAGTGCCATCAGCGGCTGTCCATTAGCGTCCCTCCGGTGGTTGTTGACCAAGATAAGTGCACCATCAGGCGCAACCATATGACTAACACCGGGGAACATCGCAACGCTTTCCATCTCCCCTGTCGTGGGGTTCTCGAACTCAACCCGCTGCGTCATGGTGTCCACAATCTCTTGCGGATCCGTCATCGTCAGCGTTGCCATGCTCATGCCGAAGTTCTCAGCGAGCTGTCCAAGACCATCGATTCTGATCGGAGGCATAAACGGCGTACCCGTCATCGCGGAAGCAGCTGCCGCCTGTTCCCAGCCACCCATCCGGTCGAGTGCTTCTTCATCAATGCTCATTCTTACATCTGTCTCGGGCAAGAACATTGACAAACCTGCTTCCATGCTCGCCATCTCAGGGAGTTGAATCGATGCACGTGATGTACCACGCTCCTCAGGGAAGGGAGACAACTCTGGCATCCCCTTTGGAGTTACGATGTCGGCGGGCTGGGCAGATCCAAAATCCATCTCCCCAAACGGATCGTTAGCAGGATCTCCCCAGAAATCAGCGAACGGATCATCGTACGCCTGACCAAACTGACCTTCAGGCGGCATTATCTCGGGTGTACCCAGCTCCTGAGCCATCAGTGCGATGTTCTCTTCCTCGGCAGACTTCCCTGAGATTGCAAGGTCCGAACGCATGTTGAGGATCTCCTCCTCGGTGGGCTCTTCCTCACGCCCTTCCATCTCACCCATCATTTGCTGCAAGCGGATGTCGGCCTGCACTTCTTCTTCAGGTCTGGACATTAGAGTGGTGCTCCTAATTGACGGAGAGGTACGATCATATCCTCTGGAATCTTAGCTCTCTGTCGGAACGATTCGATGATTCTTCGCTGCTCCTCAGGGTTACCTTGATTCGCCTCAATAAGCTGCATCAACTTATCGCGCGTTGCCTGAGGTATGGGAGGAGGACCTGTCTCCCGCTCTTTGACCTGCAACATCTCTGCACTCTCTTTCTGGAATCGTAGGTACTGATTCTTCCACAGCTGAGCTTCTTGGTTACCCGGTGATTCTGCCAACATCTGCGCAGCGAACTCCCCACGCTCGATGATCTCGCCCATCTTGATCATACCCAAACCGATGATCGCGACGTTTTCTGAGACGCCTTTGCCCAGTCCTGCGTTCAGTTCTGCCATCTTCTTGTATTCGAAGTCGGTCTTGCTACCTGTCAACGTCAACAGATCAGCAAGTACCTGATCACCGAACAGTCGATGCAGTTTAGCGAGTGTCGTGTTGTCCGTGATGGCTGCATCACTGATGCCAGCCCACATTGCAACCTGACGTATGGCTTCGTTAAGACCACTCGTGTTCTCATCCAAGGTCATCAACAGATTGTGCGCCTTCCTCAACCGCAGGATGGCAGGCATCATTTTGATACCGTCATTGGCTTGTTTGTTAGCTGTCTGAACCGCTAAGGTTGCAGTGTTCGTTGCTACTGCCTGTGCAGCTGCTTGCGACGGATCCTTCCTCGGATCTACCATGATCCATGGATCTCCCGGTGTGCCATCAGGATTTATCTGACGCTCAATGCGCGAGACGGTAGTACCGTCAGGCTGCATAATAATGCTGACGATGTTGCGCTCGGCTTGCGCCTCCGTGATTTCATTATTTGCGATGCGTATTTTATCAGCCGGAGAGATGACATCTCGCAGACCTACGACACGTGCACGGCTGTTGCCTTTGAAGCCTTCCAAGTTAGCGAGCGAGTCGAAGTAGTCACCTGCGATCTCGTACTCACGATGAAGCATGCGCTCTTCTTCCTCTGCTATCGCTTGTTCTTGCTCGAACGATTGCGCATTCACGTCACGCAGTGCGCCCGCAGCGTAGCCAACGTTCTCACCGAACGCACCGGTCTTCGTTGGCGACAGCATTGCCTGTGCAAGTGCGAGCCACCTGTCCTGTTCGGCACCCTTCTGCTGCCTCGTCCGACGTTCTGCTAAGGTGTTACGTGACTCACGCAGACGAGCCATGGCATCGTCCTTGGTCATCGTCGCCATCTTGCGCAGCTCGACTAACGGATCGACCTCTGCAAGGATCTCTTCGGTACCGGTCGCTGCTGACACATCAAAGGACGTATCTTCTTCTTCCTCCTCGAACTCGGGGGAAAGTGTCAACGCTGCCAGTCCACCTGCTTGAAAGTTTCTCATCAGTCCTGTTTCCATTTCAGTTCGATGTTCTTTTTGGATGCATTCTCATTAGCCAATGTGTGACCACCCAAGACACCAATACTATCGGTAGGGTCAGGGCGAAGGTTTTGTGCCCATGCGCTCAACCCACCCCACGCAGTTTTACCAAGCCCGTACATCTTCTTCCACGCTGCCGTGGCGAGTCCCCCGATGCTGTACTCCTCGGGAATGTATCCGCCTTCAGCCATTACTTTTGGGTACGCATACCCACCCTCCGCGTAGTCGCTCACGTCTTCGTACTCACCTTCAATGTAACCACCTTCCGCTTCGCCGCTCGGATTCATTCCGCGATACACACCGTACGCGCCAACAATTTGTGACAACGGTGACGGCTGGTAAATCGAAGCCGGTCCAAAGTCGGTGCGAGTTTGCGTCCTGTCCATCGGCAAGCCACGAATAGCTTGGTTCATGAATGCAACACGGTCGAACGGCAAGTTGCGCTGTTCGAGGAAGTCGGCGTAAGCCATGTCGAGGCTCGCCTGATTGAGACCTTGTTGCTGAGCACCGATGCCCTCCATTGCTGCTGCATCTGTAAGACCCATGCGTTGAGCTTCTGAACCCAGCATGCCAAGACCTTCGGCACCTCGGTACATGCTCGTCGCACCCGCTTCTTCGAGTGCACCGACGATGCGTGCCATCTCTGCGGAACGCGACTGGTCACCAGCAAAGATGTCTGCGCCTTGACCGTACGCTCCGTGAAGTGCTTCGAGCCGCTGGGCTTCGAGACCTTCCTGAATGTCACGTCCACCTCGCATGGCAATGTCTTCCATCGAGCCGGTGCCACCACGGGATCCATACTGACCTGCGCCTCCGAACATGCCGGAGAGGCGAGGCATAAATTCTTCTTCCAGTGTTCGCGTGGCGAGCGCCTCCTGTCGGTCGAGCACGTTCCCGATGTACGGGCTCATGTAAGACTCGGCGACACCTTCGTCAGTCCACGCTTGCGATCCTCTTTCGACGAAGGGAGATGCCGCACGTCCAATGTTCGCAGCGCGACTGAGACCACCACCGTAACCAGCTGCTGCGCCTTCGAGGTAAGGCTGGTACGCACCTGTTTGCGCTTCTACCATGCCGAACGCAGCTTGTTGCTCGGGCGTGAAGCCTGCGATCCTCGGACCACCGTACGGGATGTACGGCTCAGCAGCGGCTGCGTTCGCTCGTGCGATCAACCCCTGCGTGTAATCCGACATCCATTTTGGGATGCCCTCGACGGTCTGCCCTTCAGTTGTAACCGATTGTGGAGGCTTTCCCTCAAACAGAAAGTCAATATTGCTATCTGGCATTACGATCTCCCCGCTGCGGCTCGAAGCCGTCCCATGTAAGCCTCAGGCGACTTGGCCTTATGGCTGAAGCCACCCTTCATCAGGTTCTTCGCTTTGTGCTTACGCATGTTCGAGCGCATCTCATCCAACCGACTTGCGCCTGCCTTACCGGATCCGTCACCCAAGAGTGCCACCGTTTCTGCGTCTATGACGTACTCACCGTCGCTCAGTCGCGCCGGAATGTCGTCGGACCTACCAGTGCCCGGTCCCTGCGTGTAGCCACCACCAGCGCTCACAGCGGGTGCAGCGCGTGGTACGTCGGCGTTCTGAGCCCAGTAATCGAAGTGACCTCCACGTTGGAAGCCCGTGCCCTGACCCAGCTGTTGTGGAGGCATCCATGTCTGCGTGTTGGGATCCAACGTGTAGCCAGCTGCTTGAATCTGCTGACCACCATCTCCGACCATGGCTTGTGGAATAGGCTGACCTGCCGCGATCATCTGAGCGATGCCTCCCACCCCGCCCAGTCCACCAGCGGGACCGGGATGTGTCGGCGTGCCGGTCTCACCAGAGAAAGGATCAGGCGTGATGAACAAGCTCTCGCCTGTGATAGGCGCACCGGGCTGTCCGTATGTGTAGTAAGCATTCGGATCGGTCGGGCCGATGAACTGACGATTGCTGTCGTAAAGAGGCAGCGGCTTGTTGAAACCCTCAGGTTGGGTGAAATCAGGTGCGCCCTCTTCTTCGCCACCACTCAGTGCGCCCATCGCTGCCATGATTGGCAGTCCGTACTTCATCAGGTTACCGGTATCACCACCAGCTGCAGGAGTTGTCGTGCCTCCGGCGGGAGTCACCACAGGTGCCGGAGGACCGGAAGGACCACCGGGCTCACCGTAACCGGGAATCGGTTCTGGCGGACCCATCTCGCCCGGTGCAAGGCCACCGGATGGATCAAGTGACCGCGCTTGTGCGAGTGCACCTTCTGTTCCCGCTCTCGCGGCTTCACGTGCCATCGCAGTTTCTGGCGACTCAGCTCTCGCAAGGATGCCGCCTTCAGCGGGACCTTCGAGCCCCAGCATCTCCTGACCTCTGCCTGCGATGTTCTCTATCGTCGGCTGCATCATCTGGGTCAGTGCACCGGACATGGCACCTTCCATGAAGTCGCCACCGGTTAATGAAGAACCTGCGCCACTCGCCAGACTGGATCCGACGATGGCTGCAGTGCTGTCGGACAGTCCGGGTGCAACAGTTTTTATCATGTCGCCCGTCACCGCACCGAGACCTCCAGCGATAGCACCTGTCATTGCACCCGTTGCGAAGTCACCACCACCGGCAGCGGACATGCCACCGCGCAGCAGTGCGTTGCCGACAATAGAAGCCCCGGCTCCTGACACGCCCGGTATCAGACCACCGATCCACGTGCCGAGTCCGGGAGCGAACATGCTCAGTGCGATTGGAGCAACGATCTGGAAGATCTTGGAACTGAAGACTTTTTTCACTGCCTTCTTCACGCTCTTCCAAATCTTGGAGAAGAATCCGTACTCAGGCATGCCGGTGTTCGGGTTGATGTCAGCCTTACCCCACATGCCTTCAAGGACGCCTAACTCTTCAGGCGTCATGTGCACCATCATCGAGTCACCGTTGCGTCCACCTCGACGTGTCGTCTCAGCAGCTTTCGCCAGACCACCTTCGGCCTTCTCGACGTAGCCACCGATCTCGTACAGCTTCACCTTTTTGGTTTCCGATGACTTGACACCTGCCTTCTTCAGCAACTCGGTTGCAGCAAATGAGTAAAGCAGCTCAGGACCACCCGGTATGGATTCGATCAGCTCCGCAGCATCAACGACCTCTTGGTCGCCGCCCTGCTCCACCAGCATGGAAGCCAGACCTCGTCTTGCACGGATGCCTTCAGCAGCTGCCGGTACTCTGGAAGTATTTTGTGTAGCCATCGCTCTATCCCATAAAATTTGTAGTTGAAAACAATCTCATTGCCCAGTCTTTCCAGTCGTCGTAATCGTAAGGGTCAGGCACATCTTGCCCCAACGCATCGACCCCACCATACACACCGACTGCCCACGCTTGCCACTCCGCAGCATCATCCAAGCGTGGGTAATTAGGATCCGATCCGCTCAGCTCGTCAGAGAAAAAACCCAGCTCACCAGTCATCCGGTCAGCCCACTGAATCACCTCAGTGTCAGCGAAGCCTCGGGGATCGATGATCATGTCTCGACCCTTCCGTCAGCAGGCCCGATGTGGGCGTACGTCTTGCCCAGCTCGTAGTTGCCGCCTGCTACGTTCGATTCAAACTTGAAACTCATCAGCCGCTTGATCTCTTTAAACTTAACAGTCTCCTCGTCGGAGGAGGAGGGTGTAGCAAAAATTGTCTCAGTCGCTCCGTCCACCACATCAGCTTTCGCGTTGGCACGTCCACGTACCTGCAGGGTCATGTCACCCGACTGCACCAAGTCAGGCTCGACGCGTGCAACGTGCAAGGATTTGTCCGCTATGTTCTGGTCGAGCAGTGCAAACTCATGCGTCTCGAACGACGAGCGCACCGCACTGATGCTGCTCAGGCGAATCTTGTCGAACGCAGTCTCGTGCTGCCACAACGTACGACCGTTTGCCGTGACTTCGTTGTCCACCATGAAGGGACGTTGATACACGTCAGCGTAGATGCCTGCGCATCGTCCTTGGTTGAGGTCGTCGCTGTCAGGTAACGGTGTGTCGAACCAGTAACCTTCACGCACGTTGAAGACCACAGCGTGCGTGCACTCGGTCGCACTGCCTCTTGGGTAGCACCACCACAGCTCACCGTAGCGTGGGATCTTCATGCCGAAACATTTCTGCCGCTCGCGGAAGTTGATGTTGTCGAAAAAGAAATTCTGATTCATGTTGTTTGGAATCTCTCGCACGACACCGTTGAACATGTACCACCGATCCACACCGGGCCAGTAGTAAATGCCGTCCATCTCGACGACACCCTGCGAACTCATGATGGTTGTGCCACGAGCAATGACGTCGTACGCGAAGTCGGGGGGACCACTTGGAATGAAGGTGGCCCGAATGACAATATCGAGACCCCAGAACAGTGCAGCAGGACCTTGCCCAGCTCCACGCAGCGGCATGCCCTTCACGATCTTCTGGGAACCGATGTTGACAGCAACTGGTTGCAGGGTGAGGTTGTTGGCTACCGACTGCACGATGAGTCCGTCACTACCGTAAGTCCACGTGTACACACCGCTGGTCAGGACACCACCACTGGTTGCTTCCGCACCGTTCCAGTCGGCGTGTAAGCCAACCGTGTCGAGTACGGTCGTCGCAACGAGGGTGTCGATGTACAGCGTACCGTTGACAGAGTTGTCGATGTTCTGGGCGTTCTCTGCAGCGTGCGCCATCAGTACATGATTAGGAGTGCCACTGGTGTCAGCGAAGATGTCGAACTGCCACAGGTTGTTGAGATCTGCATTGAATCCTACGGGCGTGCGATCACTGAACAAGTTGAGCGAACCGTTCGACACTTGGTACTGACCGATGGTGTTTGGGTGACCGAGGTGTAAGAACTGAATGTTATCCTGTGAAAATGAAGCCATGCCGCGAGTAATCTCGGGCACCGTGTCGGTGACCTGCTGATAGCCGCCAATCTTTTTCGGTTTGCCACGCTGGAACCTGCACCACTCGCCATCGACGTAGTGTTCGCTGTCGAAACGCGTGCCGTCCCGTTTGATACCGGGAGCAGACGCTAGCATTGCAGGTTGTTCAGCCATTCAATTACTCAATAAGTACGGGGCAAATTGTCATCCAGCCACCGCTGTTGCGAGAAACCGTGTCGATCTGGTTAACCGTTGGCCTCCAGCGGAAGTCGAACGTCGAAGAAAAGTTATCGAATCTGGCGTATCCGGTGATGCGCAAGTAGGTGCGCTCTCCAGCTGACCCCAAGGTGAGTGACTGGTTGGTTGCTGCGTCGTCGCTTGCACCTGCACCGCTAGGTGTACCGTCGGCAGTGCGGAAGTCATAGATGTAGCTGCACTCAATAATGTTGGTGCCGTCGAAGTCAAACTCGATCTGAGCCGTGCCGCCCACTTTAGAGAACGAGGCGTAGACCTCGAACTTGACATAGCCTTGGCGTCTGACAAAGCCTGCGACCAGACGGTTGTCCGCTGCCATCGTGGTGGTCAGGCTGCGGTCGTCCGCGATGCCACCTGTCATGGCGTGATCGATGTAAGTCAGCACGCGTTCGTTGGAACCTGTACCCGTCGTGTTGTTGTTAACGAGGAAGCCACCGCTAGTGCCGAAGTACGGATAGGCTGCACCACTGACTGCTGCGGAGCGGGCAACAGGTACGTTGCCGAAGTTCAGCTGTACGCTACCATCGGATGTGATCAGGTCGATATAAGTTTTGACGAATCCACCAGTGTTAAAGGTGTCATTGATTCTCCCGTCACCAGAAGCGTCTAGAATCTCAAGTTCGATACCTCCTCGGAAGTTCAACACTTTCAGCTGGATGGCAATGTCAGAATTCTCACCGTAGTGGAATGGACCTGCACCCAAGAATTCCATCTGGGTGCCATCCCATTGGAACTGGATGTCATTACCGGTGCCGAATCGAATCTGTTCATTGTCCAGCAGGATCAGCGGTGCGCCGATGGTGATCGTCTTATCGGTACCTCCTCCTGACGCTGTGACAAATCCACCAACGAAGTCGAGAACCTGTGCTTGTGTCGCCAGAGGTACCCCTTCATCTTCGATAGTGACTCCGCCCAGTGCGAGGATGTCAGTGAGCGTCGCTTTGATATTGATGTCAGCACCATCGACATCTTGTAAGACCATGAAGTCGCCGAGTGCCGGAGCAACTGCACCGATGCTTGCAAGATTGAAATCGAACGTGCGTGGAGTGGATGATAGATCTCCACCTCCAACCATGCCGTCGCCCGCTATCAGGTCGAACGTCTCAGCGACAGCCCCCAAGTTTACAAGCGCTGTTGGTGCATCGGTTGCACTCGTGCCCCCCTGACCAATGGTGATCGGGAACGCCACACTGGTGGATGACGTCGCGTTGATCACGTCGGTAGCATCGCAGTAAACGATTACGCTCTGCCCTTGCGGGATGGTTATCCCTGCACCAGCAGCTGTGGAAACCTCCAGCGAGAAGGCACCACTCGTCTGGTTATCTGCCCAGTACTGCTGCGTCGTATTCGGTACGACGATGCGTCGGTTACCCGTCAGTGCGCCCGTAAATCTATACGAGATCCTGTCGAGGTTTGCACCGGAGAGTACGAAGTCACCAGAGCCCGGTACCGCAAGCGACACGAAGTCGAACGCAATGGTCGAGGCAACAGTGAGTCCGATGGTGAAAAAGTCAGTGCCGTCTGTGAAGATAAACGTACTACCATTCGGATCGAGGTTGAGACTCGACGCTCCATCGATGTCGCCAGACGGGGGCACGATGTTAAGCGTACCGCTGCCTGCGTTGCGCAGCATGAAGAACCAGTTGTTGAAAACCACTCCCGGTGATGGCAAGTTACATGTGCCTGCACCTGCCGTGTAAATCAGGCACTTCGCTCGATCACCATTGACCACAGTGAAAGGTGTTCCAGCCTCGACATCCGAATCAATGATCTGGTCCAGCTGAATACCAAAAGGTCTGAGACCATCACCTGCTAACGCAGAGGCAGACGCTTGGGTAGCTGCATTGCCACCCAGTTGGAAAGTTGTCCACACACCCATATCGGTCGAGTTGTCCGTGAGCACGATGACCCACTGCTCACCGGGCTGCACGGATTGAATCGTGCCGCCTGTGTTGTCGCGCACGGTGAAGACGTTGACGCCTCCCACGTTGTTGAACGTCGCTTTGTTACCCAGCGAGGTGTTCCTCGCGTCAGGCATGTCGATGTTGAGTCCACCAGCTGTGGTATTGACATCGATGATGTCTGCAACGACGTCTCCGCCTGTGATCTGTTGCTCAGTCGGCCATTGCAAGACAACATCGATGGCTGTGGTGAGTGCGAGATAAGTGACCCTCGATGGGAAGATCAAATTGCCGCCAAATACGTCGGAGTAACCCATTAGACTGTGTCCCTAGTAACGTTTCTATCGACGATGCGTTTGATGTCCTGCCCTTCAAGAATTGCAACGTCTTTCTCGTAAATCGCTTCCCACGTGGGAATGCGTTCGTCGTTCTTTAAAAACGGAGTTGCCTGCAGGAGCGCGCCATGAAGTAGGGCGTTCGGGGCAAAGTCCGACGACCAATTCGTTTGATTGGTGGCATCCAGAAGTGCAGGCAACTCCCAATAATTGACCTCGAATGGATATGCGAAGTCAGCTGACGGAGCTATCAACCAGTTGAAGTAATCGTAGTCAGCATAGAACTTTGGCTGAGCAGTCAAATCTTCATCCGGCCAATAGCGCCGACAGTACTCGTAGCTGCGAGCGAACAGAGGGGTGCGTACCTGTGTAGTGCCCACACCGAAGTTGATCGAGATGGTATCTCTCCACCTGTCGGGCTTCGGAATTACTGACTGTCCAACACCCAGCGTATCCGTGACCACAGTCACGAATCCGAGGATCTTTAACCGGTTTGCCAGCTCACGCTCAGCCAGATTGATCAGGCTGGGCAGCTGTTCAAACACAGTAGGATCGACAGCCGTGCCTCGCTCCAAATATGCACGGAGATCAGCAAGAAGCGAGTCGAATGTCATTGAGACAGCCATTAGCTACTCCTCACCCTGTTACGGGTGGATCTTCTTCTTCAGGTGGATCGACCGGCTCTTCAGTCGGTGTTTCCACTGCGGGTGAAGCTGGTTCAGAGTCAACGGGGTCGGTTGGTACTTCGTCGTCCACAGTTTCTTCTGGCTCTTCTTCTTCAAGAAGCTCCTCCTTCGCTGCCTGCAAACGTGCGTGCGCGTCGTCAGACCTTGCGCGCATGACATCCCATTCACCGGGGGAGGGTTCTCTGCCTTTTGCAGCCATCTCTTCGATGAGTGAAGTGAACTCCTTGAGATCGTCGAGCGCATCGTCACCCTGTGAAATTAGAGCGCCGAGTATGCCGAGTAGCTCGGAGGCTTGGCCCAGTTTTAGGCTGCTGCCACCACCCAATGCAGGGTTGGACAACACCGTACTCAGACCGTTGATTGCGAGTATTGCTAGTGAAATTGGATCCATTGTTATTGTGCTCCTTTGATGTTTCGAATTAATTCATTCATCAGGGGAGCCAACTCTGAGATCCAACTGTTAAGTTCCCTCGACGCAATAGCAAACTGTTGTTCGCTTGTTTCTCCTGCGTCGAATTCAGCTTTCACAATTAAAAACGCGGTGTAGGCAACTAATAAACTGTCGGCCACCGGCTTCGCTCGTTCCTCTGCCTGAATGATGCGTAATTTGACACCGCGAGGGATGGCAGGATCTTCAACAAGATCAGCAGCCGTCTCCTGTAAAATGACAAACGTGCCGTAAGCAGCAAACGCTCGCTGCTCTGGCGTTTCCGCTGCCGCAATAGGATTAGCGGACTGACACCCTGCAAGAGCAAAGAGCCAGAGCATCAACCATGCGTAGCGGTAGTCGAGTTTCCTCACCATACTAAATACCTCCATCTCCAGTGCCTGAGATTTTATTCACCGTACGCCGCACCGTGAGCGCTTGGTAATCTTTGAAAAATGCTACTGCTGCACCACCGACAAGAGAGACCCACGTTGCCGTTGTTAGATCGGCAAACGTCAGATCTGGATTGCTAGTGAACAGCGTTACGACGCTTGATCCAAACAGAATCAGCGCTGCAATGAGTGCCCCTGTGAGAGTGTTAATGTTCATGACCTTTCCTCCAGCTATTGATGTACTCGTCCGTCGTGCCACGTCCGAGATCTGTGTTGTAGTGCTCCTTCCAGTAAGTAGCCTGATGTTTCAGGTCACCTGCTTGCGGAAGCGGAGCGCGCACACGCCTGTAATGCACACGACACATCGCAACTGCGTACTTCAAATTCCAGATCAACTCTCGCGAATCCGGACCTCCGATTTCAGACACAGCTGCTGCTAGCCTGTCACGGTACTGTAGGTAGTTATTCCAGATGTCATCATGCGTTGCGGGTTCCATCTGGCACACGCCCAACGCTGGACCGCTGCCCAGCTGCTTGATGTAAATAAGTCTCGACTCTTGAAGACATGTGCCCAGCACCAGCTCGGAAGCTGCTGTCGAGTACAGGCCCAAATCTTCGAGAGTCGGCTCGATGATCAGGTCAATAAATTGTTCGCGATCAATCACGAAGTGTTATCCGTTTTCAATTCTGCTCTCGCTTCTTGCAACGCTTCCAGCTCGATCTCCAGATCAGCCAGATACTCTGCGTCGTCTTGTTCCCAGTCCGTGTCCTGACGCTGCCGGAACTTCAGCGCTGCGATCTCTTTACGCAACGAATTGATGTCACGTGTCAGCAGCACCGAGAATGCAGACTTAATTGGTTGCGCTTGGTCTTGTGCAATCTGCTTAAAGTCTTCAGCCAACGATGCAGAGATGAGTGGCTTGCCGACGTACCACAGAACAGGGATCACGACCGCGAGAGACGCAACGGTGCTAAAAATTGTGCTTATTGAAACTTCTCTCGCAGCCATAATCCTATCCCTTATGCCTCAGGCTTCGGGTCTTCACCGCTTTCGTTTGCGGCGCTTGCCTCCGCCCCGCTTTGGTCTTGGTCCCCTTGGGGTGGGGTTTCCACGGGAGCCATGGCGGGCTTTGGGCCACCCCCTCCAATATTTTCCTGCGGAGGAGGTCCAAGCACCACTTCACCATTCGCTATCGCTTGCAACATCCCTTCGAGAACACCCAGTGCTCCAGACTTCGCTACCTTCAGCGGCACCGGGAGATCATCCACTTGCAACAGCGTCACACCTGCTGCTGCAGCCATTTGAACCTGAACTGCTGTTACTTCTTGCTTTGCCATTTTTCCTTCTCCTAATTATCCACTTTCGTGGTTTGTGTTATTCCCTGATCAACTGCGCGGTCAGACTCGACGTGTTGTTGATTGAAAGATCGTTTGCATTGCTGCTTTGCTGCGCCCACTGGAAGGACAAGACGCCAGCAACTGTGACCACTGCGACACCCTCGATGTCGAGGTAGTCCGAAGCTCCTACCGTCGTGATGGTTGCGTAGTTCGACGTTGAATTGAAAAACGTTGGATTACGTTGAGCGTCCGCACCGTTGATCCTGTTCTGCTGTATGAAGCGCGTTCGAGCAATGCTGCCTGTGAAGTTCAGCCGGTACTGTATGCCCATGCCGCCAGCCGTGTTAGCCGAGAGAATGGCTATGAGGTGGATCCTGTACGTGCCGACAGGCAACGTCATCGTAAGTTCGGCGTCATCGGATAAGACAATGTCGGTGTTCGTACTCTCAGTAGTCGCCTTCTCCCTCGCAACGCTGAACCCACTTACTACAAAATCATTGCCGGTGTCATCGGTGAACATGAGCGTGTTGGGATTGTCGTTGCGCACCCAGACCTGACCATCACCCAGTACGTCTGCCTCAGCCGCTGCCTGTTCTCCAATGAAAATGGGAGGGCAAACGAGTTTCGCGAAGCTGCTCTGTGCGATTTCGAAGATACCCGAACCGAAGTCTGCACCTGCAATACCCCATTGAAGTGTTGGTCCGAGATTCTGTACAAACGTTGCTGAGTTGTCGGAAGGATTGCGGAAGTGTATAGCTGTGCTGACACCAAGCTTCAGATCAAATACCGCATTGTCAAACGTCCAGTCGCCTGTGATCGTCTGGTTAGCCGCAGGATCGAAGCTGGTACTAAGATCAGCTGTGGTCAGTACGCGTTCAAGGCCTGCACCAGTATTTAAGTTGTTAGCGAGGAAGCCACCGTCTGCTGCGGCAGCAGTCTCAGCTACGGTCGTACCTACCTGAGCGTGTTGGAATCTGACTGCAACGCCGAAATCTACTTCGACCTGCGCACCGTTCAGGCCACCGATAATTACATTGCTACCTGCGGTACCGGCACCATTGATGTTGATAAATAATGTAGCGTTGAAGCCGCCCGAACTTTGTCGAGTCTGAATATTCTGACGGTTGATCTGCATCATGCCCATCGTGCCAGTCAGGTTAGGACCGATATTCAAAGCAACGTTGGCGTACGGAGAAATCGTTTGACTGACTGACTCTGAACTCGTGGCGTTAATCGAAGCAATGATCAGTGGGTCTGGGATTGCTCCTCCTGCAGCGACATAATTTCCCTCTTCGTTGAGGAAGTCAGTCGCAACGCCAGCATTTGATAACGAGACTCCGTTGACCGACACGCCCGTGATCGCAGCATCAAGGTTAACGATAGGATTGACCGGGTCGGCGACATTGACACTGATGTTCGTGCCACCAACAACCGAATCCACCTGACCACCCGGCACTACGA